ATTCCTTGCTCACTCTCAGCCTTCCCAGCCTTCGCCAAAGCCTCGCGCTGTTCAACAGGCTTCTTCAGCGCTTCAAATGTGTCAGTTACAAATTTGCGTCCCTTATCGCCAAAGCTCATGAGAGTAGTTGCCAAGCTAACTTGTGCAAGTTCTGGTGATTGGCCAAGTGCTTGACGCGCAGCTTTCAATGATTGCAATGATTTCTGATCAACATTTGGCGAGTTTTCAGTTGCTGCAATTAGCATATCTGCGTTTTTCATCGCCAATTCTGGATTTCCAGTTAGCAATGGCGCCCAAACTGAGCCTACATTACTAATCATGGCAGCTTGCTGCGCTTCTGTGCGCTGTTGAAATTTTGCAAGTGCAGCCTTTTGAGGATCAATGGCAAAGCTCAAGCGCTCCAATACCTCTGGCGTTGCATCTGGCTTCATTGCTTCAGCATACAAAGCCTGTAGTTCTTGTTGCTTTTGCTGCGCAGCCTGCGCTTCTGCCATGTCCTGCTCACGCTTACGCAAAGCATCAACCATTTGGATACCTTGCAGGAAAGATTGCTGCGGGCTGGCAACTTCGCCAATGGTGTAATCGTATGGTGCTGGCATGTTAGATGCCTCCGCTAATGAGCAAATTTCCGAAAGCAGCGTTATTTGAGCCAAGAGAACTTAGATCAAAACCACCGCCACCAAACGCGCTGCCAGCACCCTGCCCAAGCGCATTGATCATTTCCAGCTTGGCGCGGTTTTGTCCCAAAATGCCACCAGCACGAGCTGCGCCCATTTGCCCAAGTAAATCAGCAATGCCGCGCCCGGTTTGCATTCCAGCCGTGCCAACGCCTGAAGCGCTTTGCTGGCCGAGTGATGTCATTCCGCCGAGCCTAGCGTATTGATCCTGAATTGCCTGCGACAGCATCTGTGGCCTGAATTGAGCAATAGCGCCTTGCAGATTGCCACCGCGCAAACCGCCAGTTGCCGATGCGTTTTGCAGCATGGCGTTCTCGCCTTGTTGCAGCATTGATTGAAAGCCAGGTTGATTCTCAATCGCTGAGATTGCAGCCTGTTGCGCTTCTGCGCCTGACAATCCTAGCAGGGCTTGCTGTTGTTGCAAGGCTGGCAAGCCGGCTTGAGTGTATGGCTCAAGCAAGCGGCGCATCTCATCAAACTGACGACGCTGCTCATCAATCCCCATCTGTGAGGCTTGAACTTGGGCGCTGGAGGCTTGGCTGGCGGCTTTGCGCTTTTGCTCTGCACCTATCAAATTTAAACCAACCCCGGCAATAGCAGAACCAACTACGGGATCAGGCATGATCAAACTCCTTCATGTATTCTTCAAAATTCTCGCCATAGAGCCGCAATACTGATGCGGCTGCTGGAATTGCTGCGTTTGGGCCGTGTACCAAGCTGACAGCCAGCAAAACCACATCATAAAAGCCAGCCCGCCAAGTAAATGATTTTGCATCGGCTTGGCCTTTGCGTTCTACTTCATCGGCAGCTTGCCATTTCAGAATCTGAGTGGCCACCAATGGCAATAAAGCTGTGGAATGTGCAGCAAAAAACCTGTTTTGTGGCATTGCAACCAGAAGATTCCAAATGGCCGCATCAAGCGCTGAGCGCTCTATTTTGTCGCCGTCTGCCACATCATCAAGCACTTGAATTGCATCGAACAACATACAAAGCCAATCCGTGGCATCCTTTGGCATGGCAAATACATGCTCCAAGTTATGCCGGATGGCATCTGTGTATGCTGCTGGCTTCATCAAGTCACCTCACGCCCGGATGCGCTGATTGTAAGCGCGGAAGCCGCACCAGCAAGAGTAGAAATGAATCCGCCAGATTCCAGCGTTTGTCCTACCACCTCGGGGCAGTTGTAGGTTTCATTCGACGTGATACTTTTGAGGCTCAGCACTCGATTCGATGCGCTGGCAGAACCGCCGGATGCAACCAGGTTCACGCTAAATTGCACCGTGCTGGCCGATGTATTGGTAACCGTGAACTTGTCGATGATGGTTTTGCAGTTCACGGCGGTATATTGCGCAGTCTGCGCGTTTTCGGCCTGCTTGCGCGGGATGATGTTGACGACTGTAACGGTCATGGATGCCTCACGAAATGTTGTTTGTGACGGTCAATAGGATGGATGGAATGGCCGGCACTGGAGCTGCTGCGGCCTGCGATAGGATTTGCACAGATGTGTCTGAAGCAGAGTAGACCAGCTCGAAATAGTCTCCATCCTTCATAGATAGCACAAAATTCCATGCCGAAACCAATTCTCCATCCGTGCCCTTCAATCGCATCTGACTAGCAGAGTTGGCCACATCAACGCCATTCACGCGGCACCAAATGAAAATGAGATGACTGCCGCCGCTGGTGTTGTCTAGCTGCGCCGAGAACTGAAAGTCATACACGCCAGGTTCGTCAACATAGATGCGTGATGTGGTAGCCCCGCGATAAACTCCAAAGCTCAAATCTGTACTATTGAACGTGATCGGATAGGCTGTGTTGATCGCTGCCGGAACCTGCGTTGTGGTGTCGTAGAACGTGCCATAGCGCTTGCGTTTCTCCGGTTGAACCGGAGGCAGCAGAAAGGCTGCGTCGTCGCTTGTGCGGGCTTCTGGTGGCGCTGTTGCAAGCAGTTCTAAAGCCTGGGCAATGCGATCCAATGAATCCAATGCGGCATTTGCATTGCTCTGCGCAATTCCAGTATCCAACGTCAGTTGGTCAATCTGGTCGGGCAGCAACTCGCCAGCGTTGGCCGTGATCTGCTCGAAGACCTTGATGGATTCGTGGTCTGGCAGAAACTTGGCAAGCTGGTTGCGCGTTAGCTGGGTGAACTTATACATTCAGCGGCTCCAGCGTGGCCTCAAGCCGCATCACTGACAAATGAGCATCGCTGATGCCTTGAAAGCGCTGCGCCCGCCACTGGCGCATCGTGCCACATTGCAGCCACCGAATGCGCTTTCCACGGTTTCCAATGCTTCCAGTGTTGCAGTGCCGGAGTTGGCTCCAAGTCTCGCCGTCGAGCGTGTAGCTTGTCCAAATAGCAGGATTGGCGCTAAGCGCTACACGGCCAGGCAACGCCACGAGTTCTAGCTCATGGAAAATTGCGCCCTTGGCCTCGTTGTAGATCATCTGAGTGCCGAATTCCCAAGCCACAGGCTGGCCCCAATGCGTCGAGATGTTTTCAACGATGCGCCCATGCACTGCGCTAGCAGGATTTCCAACTAGCCATTGGTCATAGCAGTAGACAAAATGCCGCGCCAGATATTGACCAGTCTCAGTCAAAGAGCTGACCAATTCAAACCATACTTGCGCTTGCATCGATTGAGATGCAGTGCCGTTGTAAACCAGCGTGCGATCTGGCAGATGGATGTATAGCAACCATTGGCCATCAAGTAGCCGCGACTCCATCAGCACAGTTGATAGCTGCGCTTCTGTGTAGGTTGAAAGGATGCGGTCTATCTCTGTTGTAGAAATATGCTGCGACTGGCTATTAGCACCGAGATACACGCCAATGGCCTCGCCTCTGCCACTGCCGAGGAATGCCATGTTATCCATGAAAAGCGCCGCTGCATGTGTGCCAACCACTCCACGTTGTATCTGCGCGCCATTGATGCGAGCAAATGGGAACAATGAGCCGCCTACGTTGTCGAATACTTCGATTGTGTAGCGGTTGAGTGCGTAGATTTCATTGCGCAGTTTGTAGATGCCGAGTACCGGATCTGGGTCAATTTCAGAACTGCCGTACTTGAGCGGATTGACAGATAGTGGATCATTCAGCTCTGTAACTATCAAAAAGGTTCCGTCTGTGGTCAGAAAGTACCCGTCAACCCAACAGAAGTCAACCACAGTTCCCAAGTCAGGGTCGGTTACCGGCGTCAGTGTAGATCCATTCCAATAGAACAAAGACCCGCCAGACGCAATGGCCAGCCGATCAAAGCTGTAATCCATTGTCACCAAACCAGAACCGCCAACATCTCCAAGAATGTTGGCATTGCCTAGGCTATCAATTCGAACCAGCTTTGTACCCATGACGCGATAGCATGCGCCATTCCAGTTGATTCCACCTCGATCAATACCTGGGCCAGTGCCGAACTGCACAATGCCATCAGCCGGGCGCAGATAGCCGTTGCTCACGCCGTTAGGCGCGGCAATCGGCATCATGTTGCGCGGGTATGAAGTGCGCACATCGCCTTTTTCGTCGGTGTAGATTCCGCTGAGGATTGGGATCTGCATTCAACTCACCACTTCATTCGGTTTTTGCCAGTAGCCACGAGGCAGACAATTTGGGATTATTTCCACTTAACGCGATCCGCCCAATACGCCGCGCTCATCTTGCCCTTGGCAATGTTTTCAGCATGCCTAGCCTTGAAAGACTCGCGCCGAGCCTTGTCTGAGGCAGACTCGCCTTCACGCTTTGGGCTACCGCTCACGCCTTGCTGGCCGAACCGAATCGTCTTGATCTGGTCGCCAACCTTGGCCACCACCACATGAGACTTTGTAGGATGGCTGGGCGTTCGTTTTGGCTTGTTGTAGCCTTCAACGCCAGCCCGTGCAAGGCGTGAGTCTTTGGTCATGGATTATTTGCTCTTGGCAGGTTCATACAAGGCCAGAACTGCGGCCTTGAGATCATCGTCACTGGCGTCTTCTGCCAATTCAACGCTATGCAAACCGCGACGAGTGCCAGACTTGAGATCAGCAACCGCATGAACATGCCAACCTTTAGCAGCAGAATCATACTCTTTACTTTGAATATCAATCATGGTGCAGTGTATCCTTGTGCGTTGACGTACACAGCAGCAGCCGTTGTAATACACGCAAAATTAAGCGCAGCATTAGCCGTTGTACGCAGTGGAGTGCCGAAGTCGATATGCAAGTTCGGCGCATTAGCAGGCAAGTGCCCACGCCAAATGATTGTTGCGCCATCCTTCAGCACAACTTCAGTTGCGGTGGCACTGTTATTTGACAGGCCCATGCTGACAATGAAGCGACGCAAACCAGCACCAGCAGCAGCAGACAGAACCACATCAGTTGTGTTGACGACACCACCAGCGGCAGACGCATAACTCCATTCCAATTCAGGAATTGTGTATGGACGCGTGGTCAGTACACCTTGCAACGTGGTCATCAGGTCAGCCGTGTCGCCCGTGGCAACCGTCGTATAGGCAGCAGACAATGCACGACCTGCCAAGCGAACAGGAGCACCAGCAATGACAGCATCGTGAGCACTCTGTCCGTTCAAGTTGCTGGTCGGGTGCAAAGCCACAGCCAGGGCAGACTGAGCAGCAGTAACAGCCGTCGAGGGTTTGGTGACAGCAGCAGCCCAAAATGGGTTGGTCGGGTCTTTGATCGACTGAGCGTTCTGGCCGGTGTCTGCAATGCCGAATGCAGTGATGTTCATCGTAGCAGCGGCAGCAGGAGCAACAGCCCCATTCACAGCAATCAGATACGCGGGCAGCGTCGAGACGTCCAGCGTCGGGATCAGGATCGTCGCAGCCGGCGTCAGGGTGTCATTGACATAGAAGTCGATGCGGTCGGCACGGCGGGCGATGGCGGTGTAAAACGGGAAATTGTCGGCAACCTTTTTGGAGTTAATGTTGATCGCCTGCGTGCGAACGGTGGACTCGTACACCACGGCCAGGAAGTTGCCAGCGTCGTCAATCTCGAAACCGCAGCCATTGGTTACAGGAATTGCAGTAGTAGGCGTAACAGGCACAGAGCCCCAGCCCCAGAAGCGCTTGGTGTTGGCCTGCGTCCAGGTCGGAATGATCAGCGTGCATCCCAATGCAATGAAGTTCAGGCCGTTCGGCGCGAACGTCGGCTGAGT